TGAGTTCATTAAGTATGCTGGGTTGTCTGATATAACACCAATACAAATATCGCCAACTCCTGCGGATCTCACTTCTTCATCGCCGCCTACTGCAATTGCTGTACCTACTGGATATTCTTCATCTGTTGCATAATTTTCTGCCAAGTCAGCATAACGTGCTTGTGTAGCAGTACCTTGGAATAAGTTAGCAGCAATATTTCCTGTAGCATCTCTAACTGCTACTGTATTATTTGATGCCGCTGAACTTGCTGTTCTAAAGTCTGTTCCTACTCTTAAGGCAGTAGCTTTTGATGCTTCACCTGTGAAGTTTAATGCATACACATTTGAAAATTGAAAAGTTCCACTTCCCAATGTAAAAGTGTTATCTACTGCTGGTAAAATACCTGTTGAATCAAACGTAACTGAGTGCGTATTAGTGCCTGCACCGTTCGTGCTTTTTATTTTTATTTTACTGTTGTTTCCAGTAATATTTTGAATAACGCCGTCTGCGCCGTTTTCTACTAATAGTTGTAAATCTTGTGAATTACCAATTTGTATTCCTGCATCTGGGAATTCAACAATATTAGCAAATACTGTGTTTGCACCTCCTGATGATGCTTGAATAAAGTTTGAAGCTTCTACTCCGCCTAATCTTAAACTGTCTGATGCTGTTCCCCAAAAATAATGACCTGTTGGAGTAGTTACACCATTAGTTGCAAGTTTAGTATTAACCAGTGTAATACCTTTTTTAAGTCTATCAAATCCTGTAATTGCGTTGCTGGTTGCAATATCAAACTCAACTGCACTAATAAGCATTACAGTTTCACTATTTAATGTACCTGCAATAACATTTCTAGTAGTACCATTAGTATCAAGTAACTGTAAGCTTTGCATTTGAGTTATGCCATCGCCTGCATTTTGAGGACCAATTAATACAAAAATTGTTCCGTTATAAACATATAGTTGGTTATTGGTAGTATCCCACCAAAAATCACCTACTGATAATCCAGTAGGTTGTGTTGTTGATGCTTCAGAACCACCGTTAGTTCTCCACTTTGTTCCATCATAAAATTTTAATTTCGAAACTGAAGTATCATACCAAAGCTGCCCGCTTAACGGTCTAGCCGGTGCTGTTGCTCCACTAAAGTTTTCTAATAAAAACAGGAAGTTTTCATTCTGTATTTCACCGTAACCTGCGTAATTTTTACCAATAAATTTTAAATCGGTAGTTTGGTCAACGGTCCCGTCTTCAACGTTAGTTAAAAGCGTGTTATTATATCTGTCTATTTGATATGCCATTGCAGTTCCTCTAAAGTACTTATATGTTATTTATCGTTTTGATCATATGTTAATAAGCAGTCGTTGCCTGCCACTCCCATGCTGTTCCGTTTGATTGATACCTCATCAAACTACGTGTTGCGGACAATGAAACGTTACCACTAGCACCAGCAAATACAATGTCTTGTACTACTGATTCGTTCTGCGTTCCATTAGAATCTACAGCTATATAACTAATTGTTTTAGCTGAGTTAACATCAATGCCACTTGCTGTTGCATTAGCATACGATGTACAATGAAGTTTAGCTTGTTTGCCAGTGTTAATAGTTGCTGCAGGATATAGATCATTTAGATAGCCTGCTACTGCCGCTTGTAGCGTCGAGCCTGTTCCTAATCCTGTTATATCAAAGCCCATTACAATTACTTCATTTGCAATTTCTGTATCTGTATAGGATTTAGTTGATACATCTTGTATATCAGTAGGATCACCTACACCTTTTATCTGTGGTGCACCTGTAAACGTTACTGCGCCTCCTGGTGTAGAATTAATACCGCCTGTGGCATTTATGTTAATTGGACTAGCTGAATTACTAATAGTATTACCGTCTATGCCAATAGAATCAACTTGTAATGATGTAAGTGTACCCACTCTGGTTAGCTCATCAGCATATAAAATGTTTGATAAGCTAGTATTTGTTAATTTAGTTTGCCCGCCAATTTTAATCGATTTTGTTGTATCTGATAAGTCAATATTTTTATTAAATGTCCAAGCATCTGTCGAGCCAAGCCATTTAATTTCTTTGTTGGAATCAGTTGAAAGAAGTGTAACACCACCGCCTTCTGCGCCAACATCATCGCCGCCTGTACTATCTGATTGATAACCTAGTTCAATATTTTTGTCTTCAACTCTTAATGTTACTGTATCAATAGTAGTTGATGTTCCTTCGACAATTAAATTACCTGTAGCTCTAATATCACCTTCAACATCTAGTGTATATGCTGGCAATCTATTAGTTGTAAATATACCAACTTTTGCTGTACTAGCATCTACGTATAAAGCATCGACAATAAGTGAATTAAATTGACTTGAACGTACTCTTAAACTTAGATCGTGGTTTAATAACTGATTTTCAACATAAAATCTTTCACCAATAACTTTTTGCACATTGTTTTGTGAAAGTCCAATTGTAAGACCACCTGAATTTTGAATAGTTAATGCGCCAGTTGTAACATCATTAGCGTTAGATGCTAAAAATTGGTCAGCTGTTTTAGTAACTCCTGCAGCATCTGTAAGACCTAATGAACTATTTGCAACACCGTGCCACTTAAATGTGGAATCGTTAATAATATTAACGCCTTCGTATATAATACCATCTGGATTAGTAGTTGGATCAACTAATCCTATTACTCTCTGAGCATAAGTAGGTGTAAACTGTATAGAGCTTAACACAGCTGAAAGTGTACCGCCAATATAAAGATTGGCTACTGTTCTTGATCTGCTTTGATTGTCAAGTATTTGACTAATTTCAAAACCACTTTTCTTTTGAGTAGTTGTATATTGCGGACCAACTAGTACTGTATCAGTTCCATCAAATGCATAAAGTTGGTTATTTAAATTGTCTATCCATAAATCTCCTGCAACCATTGTAGGCTGAGTATTTTGTACAAATGGACCGCCGCTGGCTTTCCATATAGTACCGTCATATACTTTTAATCTAGCGTTTGTTGTATCCCACCATAGTTGTCCTGTTAACGGTGTTGAAGGAGCCGCAGCATTACTAAAGTTTTCTAATAATTTAATAAAATTTTCATTAAAAGATTCGCCGTATCCAGTATAGTTTTTACCTACTAGTGTAAGATTAGTACTAGCTGTATCAATTTGTCCATCAATTAATGCTGTAAGTAGTGTACCGTCTGTTTTATTTAATTGATAACTCATGTTAGCACTCCAGTGTATATAATGTAGTTAACAGCTAGGTAAGGATCAATAGTATTTAATGCTGTACCTAATGTTGCTGTTGTTTTAATACCACCACTAGAAGCTAAACCTTGTGTTCCTTGTGAGCCTGAAGTAATAGATAGTTGAATCGCTCCTGTATCTGTTGGAGATCCAGTGCCAACCCTGGTTGCATAGTACTGTGTTCCACTATCGCCTTCCATGTCGTGTTCGTGTTCTGGTAAGTTGCCAACTCCTATTGACGTAGTTTCAGAACCCGATGCTCCGCCAATTGTTTTTGCTGTATTATCAGTTACCCTGCTAGCACTTGCACCGCCAATATTATCTAAACCTAATGGGAATCTACCACGCATATCTGGTAATGCAAAAAAGTTTACTCCAGAGTCTGAAATAAGAGAAGCATCTTTGAAGTTAAATCCAATTGTTAGCCATAAATCGTTATAATCTGATTTTCTAACTTCTGATCCATCACAAAATACCCAACCTAAAGGAGCAGTTGTACCACCATATATCATCATTGATCCTATCGGAGTTAATGGTATAGATTTTAAAAAATTAGCTTTAGTAATTCTAAAGACGCCAGTTGCTCCAGCTGGTCTGTTTATTATTAATTCATCGGAATTTGCCGCATCATATGTAACAGTTTTACTAGAAATAAATGTATTTGCAATTGACATATTAAATGTCTTTGTACTTCCGCCTGTTTGTCCGTCAAATTCAAAACTTGCAGCATCAACATCTCCACTTACTGAAAATGTTGTAGCACTTGCTAGCTTATCTGCAGATCCTGCTCTGCCACTTACTGTACCGCTAACATTACCTTGCACGTTTCCAATAAACGTATTAGCATATACACTATCATATTTGTTAATTAATGTACCAATATTTCTTGTTGATCCTACATCAGGAGCAATATTTCCTGTTTGTAATATTCCACCAACATCAAGATCTCCGCCAATATAAGAATTTAATGCAACACCTAGTCCGCCTGATGTAATAATTGATCCAGTACTAATACTAGTACTATTTGTGGTACTAGTAACTTGTAAAAATCCTGATCCTGCTACACCTGATTTAGGAGTAACCTTTATATTGCCTGCTACTTCAAGATCTTGTTCAGGAGCACTATTATTAATTCCTACTTTTCCACTTGCGTCAATACGCATTACTGTAGGAGTTGTTGTTCCACTACGTAATCTAAAATCAATATTTGAACCACTAGTGTTATGTTGTATAACAGCTTGTTCCCCGTCTACATTTAAACTTAGTTGTCCGCCTGTTCCAATAATAATACCATCATTATTTTTAATTTTTAAATCAAAATTAGATATTGAAGTTTGATCAGTTCTGACAAAGTTTGATGCAGGAATAGTTTGTGTGCCAACAACTAATGCATCTGCTTTTTCTGCTGTACCGTAATATTTTAATGTTTCAGTCCCAAATAATGCTACTGAACTAACATTCATTCCTGCTTTGATTCCAGTTGTAAATCCTGCAATAGCAGTCTTTGGTGTAAATTCTCTGTCACTAATAATAAAAGCTGTCTTATCTTGAACTTTAATTGACATTACTTTGTATGTTAAGTTGTCTGTTCCTACTAAAGCTTCAGATTTTGTACCTGTAAGTAAACCGTCAGTAAATTCTGGACCTACTAATACCCAAGTAGAGCCTGTAAACAAATATAATTGCTGGCTACCTGTGTTAACCCATAAATCACCAGCACTTGAATTTGCAACTGCTGGTTCTGAGGTTGCTTTTTTAAGTCCTGCCGCAGCTTGCCAAAAAGTTCCATCATAAATTTTAAGCTGATCAACTCCTGTTGTTGTATCATACCATAGTTGGCCTTCAACAGGACGCAGAGGTTCTGTACTATTAGCAAAATTTTCTAATAAATGTAAAAAGTTTTCACTAATTGCTTGGCCATACGCTGTTGTAAATCTACCAGGTAGACTTATCGTAGTTTCTGCATTGATAGTATTATCTTCAACAGTAATATTACCTTTGTTTACGGAGTCAGTATAACTAATTGCATATGCCATAATCTATTCCTTAACCCGCTAAACTCTGTACTCGAACAGTATAATCAATTTGTATTAATCTATTCAACGATTTTTGTACAGGATGAAAAATTACATGTGTAATAAGACGTCCGGTGCCTGATGCACTATAGCTTCTTAATCCTAATTCATCAAATACATATG